ATAGGAGCAATGAGCATAGATGAAATAAGAAAACTAGAAGAACTACCAACGATCGAAGGAGGCTCTAATCACTTTATGCAATTAAATATGGCAACATTAAATGATATAATAAAAGGAGGAACACTAAATACAAGTACAGAAAAACCAACAGAATAATATGGATGTAAAAAAAAGGCACATAATCGAGATAATAGAAGATGAAAAAACCGTTACAATTGTTTATGAAAAAGATACTGATGCATCTATTAAAGATGGCGTGGAAGCAGAGGTGGAAGTGGATGCCGAATCGGTGGAGAACATCGAGGAGGAAGAAACTGTAAGAGCTCCAGAAGATATGGAAGAAACACCAGAAGAAGAAGTGGAAGAAGAAATCGATGAGGAAGAAGAAGAAGAACTGGAGGAAGAAGAAGATGAATATAGAGCGAAGGAAAAAGTAGATGTATGGGACAAAAAACATACATCAGAAAAGCGATACTTTAATATAGAAAGCCGACTAGACACAAAAGAAGGTAAGGATGTAGTTATAGGCCACGCTGCAGTTTTTAACAGCTTAAGCGAAGACCTGGGAGGTTTTAGAGAAAAGATACAGCCTGGAGCATTTGATGATGTGCTAGGGAACGATGTGCGTGCTTATTTTAACCACGACCCAAACTACCTACTAGGAAGAACAGAAGCAGGAACGCTAAGATTAAGCGTAGATGAAACAGGACTAAGATATGAACTAGATGTACCAGATACAACGGCTGGCCGAGACTTGAAAGAAAATATGAGACTAGGAAACATTACTCAGTCGAGCTTTGCTTTTACTATTGGAAAAGATGGCGATGCTTGGGAGCGAGCAGAGAATGGTGCAGATATCAGAACCATCAAAAAAGTCAAACGATTATATGATGTAAGCCCAGTATCGCTACCAGCCTACCCATCTGCAAACGACCTAGCACTAGCACAAAGGTCTAACTTTATGGATAAAGAAAACAAAAGAAAACAACAAGAGAAAAGCTACGAATTGAATACACTATTAAATTTAAAAATTAATCTATTAAAAAGAAGAAAATGAAAAAGTCACTAGAATTAAAAGAGACTCGCTCAAGCTTAGTAGAAACTTTGGAAGGTATTAAAAATACTGCTGAAGGAGAAACTAGAAACTTAAACGAGGCTGAAGCAACAGAAGTAGATAACACATTAGATAAAATCGATGCGTTAGATTTAGAAATCAAAAGAGCAGAAAGAATGGAAAACGAAATGAGAGTAGCAGCAGCAGTAGGTGGAGCTTCTGTATCTACAAAAGTAGACAAAGACAAAAGATCGTACTCATTCCAAGATGCAATGAAGCAAGCAGTAAATGGAAAATTAGAAGGATTAGTAAAAGAGATGGACCAGGAAGCTAGAAACGAAACTCCACACCAAACTTATAGAGGTGTAGCTATTCCACATTCTATCTTAAATCAAAGAGCAGCAGTAACAACTGCAGCATCTAGCCCATTAGAAGTACAATCATTCACTGACCAATTAGAGGCGAACTTAGTACTTGCAAGTGCAGGGGCTAACTTTTACTCTGGTGTAGCTGACCAAAAATTCCCTGTAGTTTCTGACATCACATCAAGCTGGGTAGCAGAAGACTCTGGAGCTGATGTAGCAGCTGCTGGTGCAACAACAAGTATCACATTGTCACCTAAAAAATTAATCTCTGTAGTAGATTTATCTAAAGAAGCAATGACTCAAAACGCTGGACTAGAAGCAGCAATCCGTAGAAATATGGCAGCTAACATAGCTTCAACTTGGGAGAAAGCATTATTAGCTACTGCTGATGTAACTGGTGCTCCAGCTTCAATTTATGCTGATGCAGCTGCTGGTGCAACAGGTGTAACTGCTGCAGACTTTATCAACTTAGAAGCTACAGTATTAGGAAACGATGTACCACTAGAAGGATCTAGAATGGCTTACATATTTGATAAGGATGCTTATTCTTCAATCAGAACTTTATTACAAACGACTGGAGTCGCTGCATTATGGAATCCAGATACTAAAGAGTTAAATAACTACTATGGTTTCTTTTCAACTAATGTAGGAAACGGTGGTGCAGCTAATAAAGCTCAAGCATTATTCGGAGATTTCTCTAAAGTACACTTAGCTCAATTCGGTGGATTGGATTTATTATATGACCCATACACTAAGTCAAGACAAGGACTAGGAACGCTTATCGCTACTACATTAGTAGATGGAGATGCAGTGCAAAATAACCTTGCTTTTGCAACTTTAATTGAGGCATAATTATTAAAAAAAATGGTCGAAACTTGGAGAATTTCTCTCCTTGTTTCTTCCTTTTTTAGATAATCGCCAAATCAATCCTAAGCCACAAATAAAGGCCTGTGTTCGATTATGCAGGAACTGTGAACAAAGGATACCTAAAAAACGAGAAAGTGGAACTGTCGCAATTTGCAGGGTAAAGAAAAAATGAAAAAAACAGGATAATTTAGTATAACATTTTAAAAGAAAAGTTAGTCAAAAATGAAATATTTAGAAGTCGTAACACACCATAATACACAAATAGTAAGCACGGCTGACTTGAAGGAACATCTGCGTATAACCTTCTCTGATGATGATAGTTATATAGAAGGATTGGAAAAAGCTGCAGTGCATAGAATAGAAGAATTCTGTAATATTTATATGCTTGAAACTGTATTAATACAATATGGTTTTGACATTAACGATGTTTCAATATTATATAAAAGCCCATTAGCCAAACTTTCAATACCAGTTTTATCTGTATATCAAAGTGCATCGTGGGTGGCTCAAACTGGGGTGGAATTTATCACTCAAGCAAAACCACCTAGATTGTATATTAACAACACTACAATAGGAACACCAGATAGCGATATAAAACAAAAATATAAAGTAGATTATAAAGTCGGAATTGGAAGATTTCCATCAGAAATACCAGAACCACTAATACAATGCATTAAGATTATGGTGGCTGATATGTACGAAAACAGACAATCAGTAATAGTAGGAAAAATAGTATCAGAAATACCAAGGACAGCACAATACCTAATGAACCCATATAAAATACAAACTTTATGATTTCAGTAGGAGACCTAGACACACCAGTACAAATACAAAGTAATACATTTACTCAAAATGCAAACTATGGAGGAATACAAGATGAAACCTGGACTGCTGCAAGTGGAATAGGTACTGTGTGGGCATATATGATATTTAAAGGAGGAAAGGAAACAGATGAAGGAGAACAAAAAGTAGGAGAACAAAAAGTTGATTTTTATATAAGATACGAAACATATAAAGATTTAATACAGCCCAACTGGAGAATAAAACACTCACTATCTAGTGGAACTGCATATTATTATATAGAAGGAATAGCACATATAGATGGAAGGCACAAAATGACAAAGCTCACAGCAAAATATAAAGATAACGATTAATGAATTTAGGAACTATAAATGCAGGAACAGTACTAGGTAATAAAGAACTCCAAGCAGCGATGCGTAAAATACCCTATGCAGTTAAAAAAAATAAATTCTTTATGGCTGTGTTCAGACAAGCAGCTAAACCAATTATACAATCAGCAAGAGCTGGAATAAGCAACAAAGATGGAGACCTTAAAAGAAGTATAAAAGCATTTAGCACAAAAGCAAGTAGAAAACTGCCAGCTTTATATGTAGGACCAAAAGCAACAGGAGGCTCGGCTAAAAAGAACGAACAAAGAGGTGGTGGATATTATGGAGCGATAGTAGAATACGGAAGTGCAACGGCTCAACCTCACCCATTTATGAGGCCAGCCTGGGACAAATCACAAAGCAGTGCAGGAGCAATACTACTAGCAGGAAGCCAAGCAATCGTAGAAAAAGTGCTACAAAGAGAAACAAAAGGACTAAAAAGAATTTATACATAATGAGATCTGGTGCAATTATATATCCGTTATTAACGAATTACGCTGACCTTACAGCTTTAGTGCCAGCTACTAAAATATTTGCTCTAAGAGGCCAACAACCAACAGGAGGCCCATACATAGTATATAGAGAGATAAGCTCAGTACCATTAGACACGAAAGGAGACAGCATAAGTGTAGATGCTGACCCAAGAATAAAACAAAGATCAATCCTAGATACATCAAGAGTGCAAATATCAGTATTTGCAGAAACATACCTGGAAGTAGAAAATATAGCCGTAGAAGTTAGAAATGCACTAGATAGAGAATGGGGAACAGTACCATCACCATACACCAGCGATATATCGCTAGACTCCTGTGTTTATGAATCAGCTGTGGATGACTACGATGATGACTATGGAGACAGGGGAATTTATATAAAACACTTAGACTTTAAACTTAGAATAAACCAAATACCACCACCAGAAGCTTATACGAATTTATACTCTTTATTATTTGATGGAGTAGATGACTATTTGAATTTAGGAGATAGTAACGATTTCTCATTTGGCGATGGTTCAACAGACAGCCCTTTTAGTGTATCACTATGGGCTAAAATAAATACTGGAACTAAAGCTCCATTATTTGCTAAATCAGCTACAGATAAAGAATACCACATATTAACAAGTGCAGCTGATAAATTAAGAATAAGATTATATGATAACAGCACAGGAGGTTATATACAAAACCAAATGAATACAGCAATCAGCACTACAGGATGGCATAATTATATTTTTACTTATGATGGGTCTGGATTACATACAGGAATAAAAATATATGTAGATGGAAGTGCTCCAGCACAAACAGGATCTCTAAGTGGAACTTATACAGCAATGGAAAATACAAGTGCTGATTTAAGAATTGGAACATCCGAACAAAATAGTTTTTATTTAGATGGAAACATTGATGAGTTTTCATTATTTAATATAGAACTATCATCGGCACAAGTAACGGCAATCTATAATAGTGGGACACCTACAGATTTATCAGCCCATACAGGACTGCAAGGATACTGGAGAATGGGAGACCCAACAGGAACTCCATCATTCCCAACAATCGCAGATAACAGTGGAAATAATAATAATGGTACAATGACTAATATGACAAGCACGGACATAACAACTGATGTCCCTTAAGAATATGAATTATTGCATAATACCAACAATAGAAATAGATAATATAAACTTTGCAAAAGTGGTGGAGTTTAGAGATACGCTAAGATATAGCATTGATGGTTCAGAATTCATATTAAAATATGAAGGACCAAAACCAGAAACACTCAAAGACTATACATCTTTAGAACATAAAGTAATAATAGAATTTATTAATAACCCAGCAAATGGCTGGATAAATATAGAATAATGGATATAACACTAACAAAAGAATATACCAGCCCACAGGGTCGAGTATTTCCTGCAGGAAGCAAACTAGCCTGCGACAATGAAACTTACGAAAAATTACTAGCTATTGATGGATGCGATCCTAAACCAGGAACAAAAAGAAAAGCAAAGGCAAAGAAAAAAATAGAGAAAAATGGCACTGATAAATAGTCAAACTATAATAGAAGGAGGAATAACACCCACGCTAACTGATTTAACAGCTGGAGCTTTAACTAATACTTTTAGCAATAGTGGAAAAGAATTTATATATATAGAAAATGGAGGTTCTGCAGCAATAACGCTAACAGTTACTACAATAGTAACAAGCGTAGAAAATCCTATATATGGAGACTTGACTAAATCAAATGCTGTAGTAACAATACTAAGGAATACAAGTGCAATGGCTGGAACTTTTGCCGTTTCATCTTATAACGGTACGGACTCGGCTGTTTCATTTACAGTAAGTGATAGAACAAGTGTAAAAGTAGCAATTTTAACAATAGGATAATGAGTGCAACTGGAATAGTTAATGGAACGCAATACTTACTTTATATAGGTTATTCACTTGTAGTATTTGGAACTGCAAATAGCTTTAATGTAGAAGTAGATACAAAAGATATCTCAGCCAGAGAAACAAATAACTGGAAGAAAATACTACCAACAACTAGAAAATGGTCTATGGAGTTTGAAGGTAAACTAGCATATACAAGGCCAGATGGAAGCCCAGTACCAGGAAGTAAATTAAATGATATAATTACAAATTTTTATATAGGACAGAATAAAAATTTTATTATGTTAAAGTCAAATCAACTAGGAGCATCATACTGGGGAGGTTTTGCATATCTATCATCAATATCAATCGAAGCACCAAATGAAGACAATACAACATTTAACCTAAGTTTTACTGGAACAAATGAATTAATACAATCATAACAAAGATAAAAAAACTGAAAACTAATACTTAAAAAAATAATAAACTAAAAAAAATCAAAAATTATGGCAACAGATGGAGTAATTAATGGTACAAAATTCGGAGTTTATGTAGCAGGCACGAAAGTGGCATATGCTACATCTGCTTCTATTTCAATGAATCATAACCTAAGAGACACAAGCACAAAAGACTCTGGTGGATGGAGAGACCAACTAGAAGGACAAAGAGACTGGGAAGTTTCAGTAGAAGGAATGTTAATATTTACAAACTTAGATGGAACGGCTGTAGCAGGCACAACAGCTGATGAGTTATACAGCACTTACATCTACGCAAGAACACAGTTTGAATTGAAATTCACAACAGAAGTAACAGGAGACATCAAATGGACTGGTCAAGCATTCCTAACATCTTTAAGTGCAGACACACCGAATGAAGACTCGAGTACTTGGAGTGGATCGTTCAGTGGGACTGGAGAATTAGTACAAGCAACAGTATAACAACAATAGAGTAAACCCTGGCTTCCTTTTTATTTGTTAAAGGGGTGGCTGGGGAAAACTCTTATAAATTAACCTTTAACAAATTAAAAAAATGACATACGAAATAGTAAAAATAGCTAACAAAAATTATCCTGTATTTTTTGGCTTTAACGGACTAAGAAAATATTGTGCAGCAACAGGAACATCGCTAAACAAACTAATGAATCTAGGCCAGGATATGACCCTGGACC